GTGCTGCTGAACTTCTTGACATGGAAGAATTTATCAAGGACGAATACCTCAAGCTAAAGAAAAGAGGATTCATTTCTGTACCCCACGATGTCCCAATTAAAGTCGGTAAGCTAAGTATCTTACACGGACATGAGATACAGAGCTTATCCACAGCAGTTAATCCGGCTAGAGGCGCATATCTGAAGGCTTTGGAGTGTGTCTTGCTGGCTCACTGCCACAGGACTTCACAGCATGCGGAGATGTCCATGTCGGGGAGATTGGATACTGCATGGTCAATTGGTTGCTTGTGCCAACTGCACCCTGAGTACGCCCGTATTAACAAGTGGAATCACGGCATGGCAGGGCTGGAATTTGATGGTGATGACTTTCAGATAGAGAACAAGAGAATAGTAAAAGGGGCAGCGAGGTAACTGTGGAATTTGACGAAAGTATAATAGAAGGTGCTGTCAAGATAGCCAACGCAAGAATCAATAAACGCTTTCCTTTAATCAGAGAGCCTCTTAAAGTATGGATGGCTGAAGAACTATTCTCGGCAGCGAAAGAATTATTAGATAGACTACAGGAGGAGAAAGATGGATAAGTGTCCAATTTGTCAGACAAAGTTAATAAAGGTAAAGAATGTATCTCGTTGCCCTAATTGTGGGCTAGTTATGCATACTACCCAAACATAGAACCAGATGATTAAGAGACACAAAAAAAGAGGCGAGAGAATAAACCCTCGCCTCTAACCTATCATACGGTGTAACACCCGCTACAGCTTGTCTAATGTGTGCTCACTAGCCTATCTATCAAAGCCCATACTACTATTGAACCAAGGATAGTGCTATTCAGCCATACTAAAACCTTAACATTCCTTTTGACGTGCCAGAAATCATTACCTAAAAACTTGTTGAATAATTCCACGGTGAGATATTTACTCGGTCTACCACGATTTGCCATAGCACACTCCTTTTATTTTCCCTGCTGGTTCTCTATCCATCTCTTACCCCAATGGAAATGGCCGAAGATATATCCTATGGTCCATACACCTACCATAGTCCAGTATTCAATGTCACTCAGCAAGTCAGCAAGGTAGTACCCAATCGTGAATGAGCCTACATAGATGAAATATTCAAAGTTATGATAGAGGTCACGGAATATAAAAGTCCATGGTCTCCCGCCAATTCGTGACCAAAGGGCTTTGTATAGACTCATATTACCTCCTGTCCTAGTAAAGCCTTCTCCATAGTCCTGTTCACCTCTTCAGGTGTCTCAAGGTCAGACCCGTAGACATCAACCACCGTCCAGCCGTCACTTTCAAGTAGTTCTTTCTGGACACTATCGGTAGCTTGCTTGGCTATCTGTCTGTGCCAGTAATCTCCGTGAACCCTGAGGATTATTCTTGACTCATCTAAGCGGAAGTCAGCGACCGACCCGCCCATCTCGTATCTACCACCAAGCATTGAACTCTGGAAAGTAAACTCAACCTTACGGGCAATCAACCAATCATAGACTATTTTCTCTATGTCGCTTATGTTCTGTACGTTCATCCGTTGAATACCTCTTCCAAGACAATATCAAGATAACCTTCTGCAGCACCTTGTTCTTCGTACATTATTCTTTCGCTTAATTGTGTTAGTTTTACGCTATAAGATGTTTTGTTTTCGTCACCTGAAGGGTAAAACGCCACAAGGGTATTCGTATCGCGGATACCCTCTAAAGCCGCGATGGTTTCGGCGGAGTTCTCATCCGTACACTGTATCCTGAATTGCCATGCCCGAATAGTACCTGGTGTCGGGATATAGTAGAACATCAGGCTTTCAAGTTCAGGACTGTTGGTATCAGTAGCACCTTGTATTAACTTAATAGCAAACTGAATGGTATAGAAAGCAGTACCTAATCCGCTGCTGAATGTTAGTGCGGTAGGTTTGGGAGATGTAATGAACGTCCCCATTGAAGTCGTTGGTGCCGCACCATTAAGTCCGTAGTAAAGCTGGATGTAATCGGTGGCACTACAACTCTTGGTAATAGCAGCCACGCCGAGAGCTGTCTTGGGGATAGCTGCTAACTTACGGAAGATAGGCAGTTTCCCATAGCCCGAATCATTAACATAGGTATAGGTAGCAATCTGCTTGACGTTGGAAGTCGTATCGGGAAACATCATGTACTTAACGTCAGTCCCTTCACCGAACCAAAGCCGCCCGTTGGTATAGAGTGATGAAGGTGAGTGATGCATACAGGCTATCGGTTTGTTTGTTGAAGCCGTAGTGTAGACTTGTAGATTCCCTCCCAAAGTAGAGTTACGCTTCAGGATAGAACTCTTATCGGTAGTCCCTCCGTTAACACAAAACACCAGCCAGTTATTAACGGTAGCGAAGTCATAGACCTTTCCTTGGTAGGTGGATGGTAGGCCGTCATCCAAGTCAGGACCCACGTAAGTCGCCACAGAGGGAGCTACTTTTAAGATACCGTAGCCGGTAGATAACCATACGTTAGCGTTCCAGTATTTCCCCACGTTACCAGCATTGGTTACAGGAGGGTAAGCTACCTCTTGTTTATAAGCTATCTCATTGGTGGTATCAAGGCTGTATAACCCTTGTGTCCCACAGAAGTAGAGGGTGGGTGTACCATCGGACAGTAACTTTCCTTCAAAGAAATCATGGACTGTCCCATAGTTACCAGTCAGGGAGAAAGCCCCAGTGATAGCATCAATATCTTTTGCCGTAGAGTAGAGGATAATTTTACCGTCAGTTTTCATACAGTAAAGCCTGTTTTCAAAGTCAGCCAGATATCCTAACGCCTGCCCTTGGAAGTTTACCTGGCTTATCCTCATTTCTCCCGCATTAGTAGCCTTTAGACGAATCTTTATTTTTTCAACAAGTTCCTGACTGGTATGTGTAATAGTTACCCCTACCCCTTGTGCAATCACGGCCTCATAGACACCATGATATGCGCCATCATAATAGAAGTCAACGTCTGCTGTCTGTGTCCCACCAGCAGCACTAGCAACGACAATCCTCACAGTATCAGTGTAGATAGGGGTTGTTAAAATTATCTCAAGTTGTCCAGAATATGTGTTTGCGCCTACATCGTCTAATGCGTAACCTGCGTCAACAAGCACGTTGTCATCATCTGTCCATGCAGTCGAAAGGTCATTAGTGCTGTCACCAGTTACCCAGTTAGTCAGCGCAATCCATGTTTCCCCGTCAGTAGTATATACGGCTGCGGTAGCGGAGGACACTATCAGGTAGGAATCGGTATCATCGGTAATGACAATAGCATCTATCGGACTGGCTAAACTTGTGTCTTTAGAGTCCCACGCTGGAGTGGCAGCGTTCCACTTGGAGATTTTGCTATTCCCGATAGCGTAAGTCCCACTCTCAAAGTCAATAATCTTTACAGGGGCTACGCCAAAATTCCCTGCTGTCGTTACCAGTGAGCCGAGAACCGCCTGTCCCTCGCTGGTGAAGTCAATACCCTCAGACCAATCCAGCCGAGCATCAGACCCAACGCCTCTTTTCTTGCCGATGCCGTTACGGAAGTCATAATACTCCTCAAGTTCTGCTTGGCTGAAGTCGCTATAAGTAAGACTTCCCCCACCGAGTTTCGCTTTCCACGGATTGATTCTTCGGCTGAGTATATCAGAATGTATCGGGTAATGGACTCCGTTTAGTAATATTTGACGCATTTAATTTCTCCCTTCATTAAAAGACATCCTTAAGGTCTCTGCCGGTCGCATCGGATAAATCCCTACCAGTCGCAGTTGACTGGTCTCTGCCTGTGAAGCTCTTTAATTTCCTGATAGTGGTTATTGCCCAAGTATTTAATATACTAATACTGATAGTTAAGCCAGCACTAATAGCCTTCTTGTAAGCCACTGTCCTTGATACAGTAGCGCTTATTGCCAAGTCAGAGGTAATAGCTAAAGACCATGTTACAGCCCGTGCTATGGATACTGCTACCGTAACTCCAGCCGTTATTGCTCTGTTGTATGCTAATGCTCTGGCTATAATCACACTAGCAGTTAAACTAGGGGATACTGCCCTATCCCATGCTGCTTTATAAGCAACTGTAGCTAAGGCTGTTAATCCCGGAGAAAGGGAAATAGGGTAATCTACTGATTCGACATATGTTACCACCAATTTTGGTTTGGTTGCACCACCTTGGTCGGCTGAATACCCTCTTAAATAACTAGAAGCTCCACCCGAATACCAATCTGGTGCAGATGTTCCTAGTCTTTCTGCTGTATCGTAATTTGCGTTGGCAAGTCCAAATTTACTCACACCCGTTTTACTTATTGCTGCTATTCCAGCGGCATTAAATGTGAAAGCATTGTAGCCAGCCGTATCCCAATTCCCGTAGGTTATAACAGCATCACTAAAAGCCGCAGTCCCTATACTGTCAAAGTCACCTGCAATTATAGTCGTATTACTGTCAGGTGCAGAAGCATAGACCTGTGTATCGGGGGTGTTAGAACCCACATCTGCTTTTGCATCACCGTAGACTGACATAACAGCAGCCGAAATAGTGGCGGTATCTGGTAGTGCAGAGGTATCAAATAGGAGAATACCCCTGTTTACTTGTTCCCATTCATTATTGTTACCGTCAGGTAGAAAATAACATGCAAATATATTGTTGGCACTGTGACTCGCACTTGTACCAGCAGCAGCAGTAATTTGCGCCCATGTAAGGCCGCCACTATCAGCATGTAGGGCGTACCCATCAACGCTAGTAGATTCGGTATCGGCATCTGGATAAAAAGTCTCTGGACTTGCTCCAATTACAACAGGGAAAGCACTATCAGGAAGTTTAGTTGTGTCAACAACTTCCTTATCTCCTGTGATTTTAATAATGATAGGTTCACTATCTGCACGAGTACAATAGCCTAACTTGAGAGACATATTGCCATTGATATTGTGAACTATCTCATGTAGTCCTCTGTAGTTAGTTATCCATCTCTCACGGAATCTGCCTTGTATAATCCGTATTCGTCTTGTGCAACTACCATATTTCCACTCAATAGTATTTTGGTGGTAGTCTGACATAATAGGGTCAACATCTAGTAAGACTGCTTTATCACATAACTGTTCTTTACCATCAAGAAAAAATTGTGGTTTCCATGCAACACTATCCCCCGCTTTCGTTCCTGAAGGTTGGTCATATAAACAGGTTAGTTGAATTTCCTTATCATTAACGATAACAGAGAACAGGTTAGGCTTGGAGTGATACTTATTATCAATACAAACCCAACCTACTTCAATCTTATTACCATCTGGCTTAACCATAGGTAGCCCTGAGACTACCATAAACCGTTTGTTATCCTTCAGATTACGATAGAATTTAACATATGGGGACTTACCCTTTTCCTTCTTACCATCAACAATATCAGGCATGGCATAGTCCTGAGTAAATTCTACATACTCAGGGTCTATGCCACTCCTGTTTAATTGAGATAGAAGAACAGGGTCAGTAACTTTCTTTAATGGGTTAGTTACCTTTACAATCTCAGACATTTTACTCCTATGCTTGGTTTATTGTGCTTTGACCGTCAATCGTGATGGTGTCGCCGCTCTCTACGGCAAGTACCGCATTGAAGCCGCACTCAATGAATGTAACATCATCGTCATTGTTGCACACATGAATACCAGCCACATTCTTTGTGCCAGTTGCGGTAAACACATGGTCAAAGAGAATGGTGTCTCCAGCAGTATTAACTGTATCACCAGCAACCGTATCTATTGCGGCTATGAGAAGTCCTGAGTCAGTGTGATGCGCTGATGTTGAGCCTGGGGCAGCGAATGTTGAACCTACTGCTGCTGTGACCACAGTTGCTTTATCAAGGCATACAATGCTTTCCATACCTGTAGCTACTTCTTCCCTCAAGAGTAAAATTAGCTCCGCTATACCTGTATCTGTCCACGTCTGCGTCTGCGCCATAATTTAACCTCCAATACCTTTTCCTGTATATACTCCAATAATTTGCCCAAGCATACCACCACAGGTTTGGCAGACAGGTCGCTTGACTAGCCTGTTATTGATGGCAACATCCTTTACTTCCATCTTGGTATTACATTCTCTGCATATACTGTTCCTGTGGGTGGCATTGACAGTAACCGTAAATAAATTTTCAGTAGTAATGCTCATTCCACTATCCTCCTTGCCTTTGGGTCAGGCCATGCCCTCGGTTCCTTAGCTGATAAAACAAGAGCCTGACTGTAAGTAGCATCCAGCTTATTGCTCTGAATTTTATTCTTGGGAAGGAAAGTAATCGCTTTCTGAACCAGCCAGTCAGTAGGAATGTAGATAACATCAGTATCAGAAGTTACCTTCGCTTGTGTTCCTTGCCCCTCAAGCCGTAAATCTCTCCCTGCGGTTATGGAATATCTATCCTCATGGAGTTTCAGCTTCGGCGGGTACGCTTTGATAACATCCCAGTCCCTCGGGTCAATCCCATCCTCTTCGTTATACACACCGGTATCAACCGAATCTTCTGTAATCACGCTGTAGAGGTACAGGAAAGATAAAGGTAGTTCATATTCATAAGTATCGGCTACCAGCGTTATTGTCGTCTCATCTTTCAGGTAAACCAGATACTTGCCGGCAATACTTTCAATCGCCATGTTAATTGCCCTGCGGTATTCATCCTCGGTGAAGATAAAGTGAAGCTCATAATCCGTAGTAGTATCTACAGAATCAGTAAAACCTGGGGTAAAGGTTAGTTGATTAGTGGAATTAACCCAATCGCTTACCTCTCTCTCTTCACCTATGTTAGTCCCTGCATAGATATAGCATCTGTAATGATGCTCATTGTAATAATCATCACCCTTTGTCAGCATGGTATCAACGGCGTGGTTGGTATCCCCTGAATCAAACGTCCTCAAAATAAGGTCGCCTACCGTTGATGAAAGGTACTGTCTCACGCTTGCTAGTGTATTGCTATATAAACTCATGGCATGTCTCCTACCCCTAAGAGTTTTTTAATTTCATCCCTATGCTCAAGCATCTTGTAAATGATAGTATATTTTCCACCATACGGCGGTGGTTCTTTCCACCACTGAGGCTTGAGCCATCCTTCGGGGCGAGGTTCAATCTTACCGTCAAGTATCGCCTTGATAATTTCCTCTATCCACCAGTCAAGAAGCGACCCGTAGTATTTATCATGTGCCGTAGTCGCAAAGGCAAGGTGGAAGAACTGGTCAAATAAAGGTTGCCTCATCCCGTTTTTGTGGTACTTATTAAACTTATCAACTATAGCTAAAAAGGCGAGGGTGTTCTTATTACCTATATCTTTCCTGAGTAGCTTCGGATACTTGCGTACCAGATTAACCGCTACTACTAATGCGATGAAGTTTTTGATCCAACTCCCCCTGCCCAGACCAAGCAGAATTTTAAGTAGTTTTTCCTTTACCCTCTGAAAATACTTCCTGCGAAACATCACGATGTCGCCAGTAATCCCAGGGTTTGAAGGGATTATATAAGACCGCCTTTGTGGATTATAACCTGATATCATCTATATATATCTCCACTTGGTTGCTTGATAGCTATGCAGGATTTCCACAGCACTCAGTGCACGATTGTATATTCTAGCTTCTCCGGTGAGACCATTAAAACAATAGGAAGAATCAGCCCTGTCCCCAATTAAAAGGTCATCAGCGGAATGAGCATCAATCGGCCCAGCGGTTGCAGTTCCAGTCGTTAGTACCTTATTGACATAAATCAGAGCATTAACGCCATTAAAGATTCCGACAACATGAGCCCAACTACCGAAAGGTGCAGAATTGTTTGGGCTTATTGCTATCTTTGTCACAGTACCAACATAAAAAATAAACCTGGTTGCTTGGGTAGCAGTAACGGTCATCGTGAAACCCCTAGTTCCTCCACCCGTTTTATCAAGGATTCTCCCTGCATTGTTCTCCCCAAGGCTGGTAGGATTTATCCATGCTTCAATCGTCATATTGCCAGTAAGGGCATTAAGAGAATCGGCCTTTCCACAGTTAATTACGTCATCAATACCATCAAAAGTCCTGCCCTGTGGAGTCCAGAGAGCACCAGTAACAGTACAAGAATGAGCATTAAGGTCTTTGGATATGAATGGACTACCACTCAATTCGGGATGCCATAAAGGTGCATAGAACACCAGCCCGTTAATAGGAAAATTTCTTGTATTGGGAGCGTAAATGCCATTACCTTGGCGGCTCCACATATTCTTAGTCACGCCGATTGTTTTCTGCATAAATTACTCCTATGACAGATATGTATAGGTAGCACCGTCACCGCTCACTGTGGCATCCAGATAAACGTCAGCCAAGTCAACGGCTTCAAGCACGACTGACTCTCCTGCCAGCAGCGGCGTTCCCCTGCGGGTTAAGACTGTGGCTACTACGGTTGAAGCCCCAACGGCGATAACGCCAGTATTGTTGGTTTCAGCCGTTATGATTACATAATCAATGGAGATGCTTGACGAAGCTAATGCTTCGGCGGTAGCGGCAGCGGCAACTACCTTTCTGCCGTCTGTGATTTCATGCACCTGCACCTGTGTGCCTCTTCTGGTTTGTGCCATGTTCTTACCTCCTAATCGTATTAGATATTCTTTACTATCATATCAGGGTTCTTGCTTATGTCAGCGTGGGGGTCATACTTCCAGCCGAAGCTCCAACTGACCGGCGACCAGACCCTTTCCGCTTCGCCTTTGCACGCAGGACACCTGATTTCCGAGGTTTCGTTGTATTTCCTACTGACTTCAAAGTTCCCGCATCCGTTTTTACATCTGAGCTCGTAAAGTGGCATCAAGCTACCCCTGCTAGTTCTTTTGCATGCTTCCTCATGTGTGACCGCAACCCGAACTTTGATTTGGCAGAAAAGCCGCAGGTAGGACACTCGTGTAAATCGGTTTTCGGTTTTCCATCTATCTCGCCCATCAATTCGGCGGGTGTTTTTCCTGCAACAGAGTTAGTCCTCTGTGCTAAGTATTCCGCCTGAGTTCTGGCATAGTCCCTGGCAAACGCATCACCGTGAAAGATTATCACCGTGAAGTCATGATCCGGAAGTAGGATTTCACACGATTGGAGTTCTCCGACTTTGCCCGCCTCCACAACCTTTTTGAAATCTTCCCAAGAACAACTAGATATTAAATCCGACATATCTATGTTCCCTCCTTGTTTTCATTTAACGCCTCTCTTAATCTTTGTCTTATTGTCTCAATATCAGGTAAATCAGGCCCCTTCCAGCATTTCTTAATAGGGAATTGGCTAAAACGTGGGATCCAGTTACCCTTTGCTAATTCCATCGCCAACTCTATTAATAGCCAGTCCTGAATAAAGGCATAATAGCCATCGTGTTCATATTCAAAAATATCCAAATGGAAGGCAGCCTCCATTAGTTTCTGTCTTCCCTTGTTGTTGTGGTATTTCAAAAACAAATCCTCTTTATCTATCAGGATATGAGTGTTGCGAAAGCAAGTGTTTTTCTTGGTTATCAACGGCATCTTCTTTGTAGCCGATATTATCTCTTTGGATGCACTCGCTAGTGTCTTGGCACTTTCAATAGCCTTCTGTAGAGGTGCCTTGATTTTTTCTATGACATAACCCCTCATTGGAGCAAACAAAGCCCAATAAGACAATAAGAGATTGGGGTCTCTTGCCAGGTCAACTTGGCTTTTATTTTGATTGTATTTCTCCAAGTCTGTGTAGTATATCGCTTTTGCGTCTGACATCTTTGGCTTAAATAATTCAGAATTATCCATGTCAATACTATTTGTCCCATCCTTCATTGCCTGAAATAATGGGTTTAGGGGGAAGCGTGACTTGAGTACTACGTATCCTTTAGGTATTTCCAAACAAACCTCCTTTAAGGAAGGGGGGGGGTAGTCCCCCCCCTTTTGAAACCCCTATTCTAATGTCAGGAAGCACATGAAGTGCTGTGCATCGGTTGTCACGGCAGGGGTAAGCGGGAAGCCTATGACAATTTCAGTAGTATAAGCAGACCTAGGGTCAACCTTGGCTGCTGTAGTGCCGATCACAACCTCAGTCCCCACGGCTATGGTCGAGGCTTGTATTAACGCAATAGGGCCGCGAGTCTTTGACCAGTAGTAACGGGCTGTGGTCGGTACGACAATCTCCGGAACGCCATTACAGAAAGCAGATGTCGTTGTTACGGCAATAGTTCCCCACCAAATACTGGGGATGATGCCGCACTTTGAAGCGGTGGTCAGGGCAATGGTAATCGGGTCGTATAACTCTATGGTGGCGCTTTCAGTACTAGAAAAGGCAGTATTGTCCTTTATCTTGCGGCACTGCCCCTGTCCTACCCCCGTATTCCAAAAAATGTAACCTCCCCTCAACCCATTCTTCGTAGAATATGGTGCCTCATCGATGTCAGACGTGCTGGTGACATAAACCGTAGTGTCACCAATAGATGAACCAGTCCCCACGGCAAGATTATCCTCTGACGCTGCATTGGCCGGGTCCATCATCTGCGTTGGCACACCAAGTTCAAGTTGAGAAGCACCTGCGTAACAATAACGCCATTTCTCTTCCCCCCGTATTGCTAGTGTGCCTAGAGGAAATTGTTGCGCAGCAGTTGACACGAAGGGGTCCGGTGGTACACCTTCCATCAAATCGGACTGAGCCTCAACATTGGGGAAAAGTAGCACATAGCCACCTTTATTGTAAACCGCTTGTGTATATGGAACAGAATTAGTAGCCATTTTATTTTCCTCCTTTTGTTTATTAGTTATCTGGAGTTAGGAATAGGTTGCGCCGACCAGAACTGCGGCGGCTTTGCGGTGCCTGAGGGCAGTACCGGTGTAGAACTTGATGCGCTTTCCTCTGGCATCCAGGCTCTCCATCGCACCACCACCGGCAAGGTTCTCGACCTGAATCATACCCTGCCCGTTGATACCGCAGAAACCATCCGTTCCCACGTAAACGGCGAAGATGGGTGAGGTGTCGCCAGTACCGGTATCGTAGTTGTAGGTAGAAATAGTTGCCACGCTGGAACTCGGGTCAACGAAGTTGTCTTTGATACCATCGTTCACGAGAACCTGCGTCCTTCCGTACATCTCCACCGGCATACCCAGCTTTTCTCCGGTAACAACCAGATTTGTCCCCGCAGCCTGAGCCAAGGCCTGAAGTTTATCGTGCGCCAGTTGGCTCATTATCAGGTGAGTTGCTCTAGGCTTGACGGCACTGACAAGCCTCTGAATCATGCCGAGGGACAAAGTTGCTGATGCCGATGCAGCTGCAACCAAGACCTGAGTGTTGTTGGCACTGGCATCCGTTCCGGTGTATAGCCAGCCGTCAAGGTCAACAGTGGTAGATGATTCCACCCGAGCGATGTGGGCCATCAACCCTACCATCGCGGAAGCGGAAAACTTGGCGTTGGCGGTAGTACCGGCATAAATCGCCAGACGGTCGAATGATTGGCTTATCTGGCGCGTTTTCTGTGCCACGTTGCCCGCCATAAGCGCGTTGAAAGTGGTATCGCTGGCCTGTGCGCCGAACATATCAACGGTTACATCGTCCCCAAGATTCGCCAGCGGAGAGTTCCTGAACTCCCAGTGCGGGTTGTTCTTAACCCAGGTAGAGTTGACGGCATGTTCCGTGATTTGCCCGTCATCCAGATACATTCTCTGCCGTGAGACATTGTTGTTATCCAGTTCATCAAACGGCAGAACCCCCAGTAGCGGGGAGACATTAGCGGCAACCAAGGCGATTTCCTTTTTCAGTTCTGCCCCAAGTCCACCAAATTGGTATTCAGTAAGTATAGTAGCCATTTTATTTAGTCCTCCTGTTATTTACTTTCCTTTGTCCATTTTTGCCAAAGCTCTCTTCAATCTATCTTCAGATGATAGTCCGGAAAGGTATGCTTTGCCCGAAGATAAACCAGAGTCAAACTTATTCTCTTCCTCTTCCTGCGTTTTAGCCTTTTCTTCAGACGGGTGAGTCATTTGATAGCGAAGTGCTTTAACCTCCATCTCATCTTCAGTCTCGCATTCCCCAATCTCCTTCACGGGTATGCCGGTTTCCTCATGGAGTAGTTTAGCTTTCGCCTCTAACCCCTGTTTGTAAACCAGTGTCTCGGCTTTAGTGAGCTTGTCCTCAGCGTCTTTCTCCCGCCTGTCTGCATCACGCTCCCTTTTTCTCAGGGTAACCCTGTCGGTATATGTCTGCTTGATGTCAGGGTCGTCAAGTGCTTTGATGGCATCCTGGTGTTCGCTCTTCATGTCCTCAAGACTATCCTGTAAGTCCTCTAGTTTCCGGCTTGAGGATTTCTTGAGATCTTCCAGTTCCGCAGTTTTTGCAGAGATGGTCTTATCCCGTTCGGAAAGTATCCGGTTGATTGAATCCATCCCCTTTCCCAGAGCCTTGTCATAATCCTTCTGTGTGTAGGTTTTCTCTACAGTTGACTCTCCCTCCGGCTTAGTTTGCTTTTCTTCCTCAGTTCCCTGAGTTGCCTCAACAACCTCAGCCTCGGGTGCAGTTGCCCCCTCTAGTTTGTCACCCATGATGTTGTCTTACCTCCTATAAATTTATTGTTTCTTCCATGGCGCGATACGTTTACTTGATTGCGTACTTGGTGTGGTGGTTCTTAAAGGTCTCATTTTTTCCCTGTATTTCCACCACCAACTTCCGGTTACAATACCTTTTGTTCTATCTAATTCCACCTGTTTTGCTGCTGGTGGCAAGTCGTTTACCCATGAGTTCATGTTCGTCAAAATATAATTCTTGGTTTCAGTGCTATACTTGGTGAGATAATCCTCAAGTTCCCTATCAATGCTATCCCAATCAACCGGGAGGTCAGCACCTTCTATTAACTCACCCCTGTATTGCTGGTATTCACCAAGAGCTTTATCCTCTGGTTTTATATTCTCATCCAGCCATTTCTCCATCTGTTTGACAGAGTAGGCATCCAGACTTTCCTTTACCGACCAAAGAACCTCACTCCCACCCGAATAGTATGGTCTGATATAACCCCTCTGATTATCATAATCATACTTAGAAATATTGCCATCAAGGTAAGATTGTGCTGCCTTTTCAAGACTGTTATTCCTATCGTCTGTTATTCTCTGTTTCTCGTTGAAATAGAATCGCTCAATATCATTACCCTTTTCGGAGTAGGATTCTTTCGCTGATTTTTCCAATTCTACAAGGTTTGGGTATTTATCACGCACAGCATCTCTACCCTCATTATTTAAGTCTTCCCATTCTTTGCCGTATTCCTGTGCGGAATACCTGTCTCTTAATCTGCTAACCTCATCGCTTTCTGTCTCTGGATATGCCCTGCCACCAAAGAACTCACCTGCCCCTCGTATCAATCGTTGGCTTATAGAACCACCTTCATAAATCACATTCTCTGCCCATATCATCATGAAGTTCTTGACTATCATCTCCCTCGTAAAAGTGGCTACATCACTTCTCACAGGATCACCGATATAATTCTTACCCGTTAAGATACTCAGCGCACCGCCAGGAACGGGGGCTAGATTTCCCCTGATGAAACGCAACGCAGGATTGTCCATACTTAGTTGTAACAATGCTTCCGGATTATCAGTTGCCTGAGCAATTAGTTTGACAACACTCCTAACCTTTGAACCTGGCCCGATATTCTGGCCTGCCACATTCCATGTAAAAAACTTAGGGGAAAGTGGGTCAAAATGTTTCTTGATATCATCCTCATCCTCTCCTAGTGCCAATGATATAGCAACAGTCATAGCTGCTATAGCGGCAATACCCTTAGTCAATCCTTGTATCGCTAACCTGTTTCGCAACCCAGACTGACCGAAGGTAGCCGCTCCCTTTGACGCATCGTATAACAGCGCCGCAATAGCTCTATTGTATCTTGGTGCCAGAATAGTAGCGGTTTCTCCCGCCCTCCAGTTGGGACCTACCCCAAGTTTTGCACTTGATGTTAGTCCTCTAAACTCGTTAATAAACTGGTCTACCTCCGCCATCTCTGCCGGAGTTTTGGCTAAGTGTTCCAATGCTTCGGCCATTTTTATACCGGCATAATCAACTGTACCTTCAAATACTCTCTGGAATGGCTCAAGTACGGTAGCCGCAGACTTACCTATAGCTCTTGGAGTCACTAAGGCAAGTTTTTTTGCCAATGCTTCCTGTTTAGGAAATACATTTACTTTGCTCGATAACAACCCACCCTTTGCCATAGCCTCTGTAAACTCAGTACCTAAAGATGACAATAACAATCCAGGGTGTCTATCAATAGTAGCTTTTTGTTTGGATAAGAACTTCGCGCTCCACTCTTTATCCAATAATATCTTGGGTATAGAAGCAGCGGCACCACCATATATCCTTGGGTTTTGCCCTGCCAGAAATATTAACTGAATACCAAGTGTGCTAAAATCTCCTGCTAATTTGAAATATCTGACAAGCGCATTGACTTTATTCACATCTGTTAATGCTTTAGTTACGTTGGGTTCCAAAGCATTACGCATGGTTTCCGCTAACTGTTTGGCCTCCGGCCCAGTAAATATCTTTCCTGAGAAGGCAGGATGTTGTAATGAAGCCTCCCCAAATTTCGGTGTCATAGCCCTTTCTCTCGCCCTCGCCCTTGCATTTATCGCAGCGTTACTATCTGCCTTATCTGATTTAACCAAAGCTTTTGCCTTTTTGGTAAGGGCTTGGACTCTGCTTGCGGTTGGTTTATTAGCCTGTATTTCTGGTATAAGACTTTTAAGTTCTGCTGCTTCTTGAGGATATGTTCTTGCTATTGAAGTAATAGTTGCATCAGGTATTCTCTCTCCCCTGACAACCCTATTTAATGCTGCTAGTAATTGTTTGCTGCTGTTCACCCTCGTCTTTGCTGACTCCGCAGCCAAAACAAGTTCCTCAGATGCCCCAGAAGTCCTCCACGGTACTTGTGTTAATAGCCACTCAGACATCTTTTTGTCGGCTACCCTGTTATAAGCAGCCCTTGTATTCAGAGATAAAGCCTCATCTTCCGGTAAGTATTTATAACCAGCTTCCAGAGCCTCTTGTACTGTCTTGAAAGTACGCCCCTTCTCAAACGCAGTCTTTTTGCCAATCCTTGCAGGTCCAGCCCCAACGTAACCACTGTCCAGTAATTCCCCATCAGAAGACATCTTGGCATAGACTCGTCTTCCTGCGTATTCACCACCCTCTTCAAAAGATAGTTCGTTAATGTTAATATCGTTATCACGCATGAATTTCAACTTTGCTGCCTCAATCTCATGCGCCCTATCTATCCATGCCTTTTGTTCTGTGGTTAATTTATATCTCTTGGGGTATGTCCTGACATCATTAAGAGACTTCCCTTTAAGCTCACCAGAAGTTAAAAACCCGTTATCATCTAATTTACCGAATACCTTTTCCTGGCTTCCTAATTCATGGAGGTACGCCATTACTCCCTGTGCTTTCTGCGTACCCTCTTCTCTTAAAACTGCTCTGGCAACAATAGCCTTCTCCCCTGGCGTATTGGCGATAGCACTAGGATTAAGTCTTGACATCACCTGTTTCACTAGAGGTAAATTAGCAATCCACCTAGAGACATCCGGTTTGTTAGAGTAATTAATAACCGTTTGAATGTCCTGAAGATTAGCAAAACTAGCTTTATCTGATATGGGCACCTCAGTGATAATCCCTGTTTCCGGTGGAGGCGCAGTTGGCGGAGGAGGAGGTTTTGCCACACTCTCTACAGGAGATATAATTGGCGCAGTTGGGGTAACGACCTCGCCTACTGGTTTAACAGGTGTTACACCCGCTACAGGGGGTGTGGGTACTACCTCTGGGGTTAGCTTAGTATATTCGGATAATGCCTTTTCTGAAGCAATTATCCTGCGTTCCATATCTTCTGACCAGTAATCTCCCTTTCCTTCAGGTGGCTTGTATCTTTCTTCCCAAAATAACCTAGCAGCTTTTATACTTTCTTTTGCTTGACCAATAGGTATTTTGCCTAATTTTGCTAATTCAATTTCAACCACTCCCAAATCGGATAATAAACTTGGATTATCTGGTTCGGATTCTAATTTTCTTGCTAGTGGTTGTCTTTTGCCCCACAACTTCTCGGCATCTGGGGTAGGTTTCAACTCAGCAGTAACACCCTTGACTGCCTTTGGTACTGGCTCAACCCCTCTTGACGGCCCTTTTAACCTGAGTTCTGTGGCTATTTTAGAGATGTCGCCATTTATAAAGTCTTGCGCATCCTCTATATTCTTAAAGGGAATGAATCTCTTTCGCCCAAAAGGTTCAACCGATGTCTCGCCTGTAAACTCAAATTTACCTACTAGTAACCTTTCAACCCTATTAGCTATTTCGGGGTCTTTGTTGCGCAGTGTTACCAGCCAATCAGAAAATGCGGGGTTGCTCGTTAAACTAGGAAGTGATATACCTACCCAGTATTCGTCATCGGATATACCTTGTACAGCCTCTACATCCATACCCTTCTTTTTCGCTTGCTGTTGCACGATATTAAGAGTATCAGTATCGGTTCTAGTCGGTAGTGTCTTGCGTATTTCAGCAGGTTTTCCAAGCCTCATCTCAACACCCTTAACTGCTTGGATAGATGGTGCTGGTTCGTATGCACCTTCCTTAATGCCCTTGATAGTGAGGTCAGTTCGAGTCTTGGTAAACTCTGGTAACAGTTCTTTCTCTACCTGTTTTATGGTATCATCAACTGCCGTCTTTACCGCTTGAGGGGTAGCCGTCTTTTCCGACATACGCCTCTTGAGATTATTAGTAGCGTACTCAATCATCCGTGTCCGTTTACCCACAAGGAACTTACCGAGTGCAGATTGGAAGTCGGGATTTCTCCCTTGAGTAGCTATCCACTTATCCAGTCCTGCATCAAGTAGAACATCAAACTCAGCCCTTGCTAACTTAAACGGTGCGCTGATAACCTTTTCCGCACCTACGATTGGTGCTAATGCAGTTCTACCAATATACTTTGCTACGGGCGGTGCCGTTTCCAATGCCTTGAACCCAGCCGTAGCCGTTGGTAATCCTTTCAGGACAAGAACTTCACCAACAAGTCTGACAATTTCCTTGCCAGTTCTCTCACTTCTCATGGTGGAGATTTCTTTATCCGACAAGCCGAACTGGGATTGAAGTAGGTCTAACGATGCCTTTTCCTCTGCTTTCTCATCGTACTTAAAACCTTCGGGCAACGCCTCTATCCCAACTTCACCCTTGATACCAGGAAACTCAGCTAATACACCAGTACCACCTAAAGGTCTTTCCTCGGTAACACTACCAGTAGCAGCAGTAGGCGTAGCACCTGCCATCTCCAATAGCTTATCAAGAGCCAGTGGTCTACCAGTTTGACCCTCAGGAGGCGCTTGTTTTATTCTTTTCCATGGAGCTATATATTGTCCGACTGGCATTATAATTCCTTAAAAGGCCACCGTCTTAATCTTTGGCGCATACGAACCTGGTCTTTCACCCCTCTGATATGGGGATCGTTTCAAATATTGTTCTTTCAGCCTGGTTCTTTCCTTTTCAAGAAACGCATCCCATCCGCTTGAGGTCTGTGCTTCATCAGGTTTAGTTTCAAACTGGCTGACAATAGAGGGGTAGTTCTGTTTGAACCACGACCGCCACTGTTGAGAACCTTGTGTGGCTATCCCTTCAAAGCCAGGCGTTTCAACAGGTTTCGCCGGCTCTTTTCTCGTACCACTATCTTCATGCGCCCTTAATCCCACCCATTCAAGGTCAATCTTTTCCTCTCTGGAGAGGTTGGCGTATTCAGGATCATCAGGGTTATCAATGTAATTATAACCAGTTCTCTGTGCGGATTCAGGAGTCATGCCGTACTTCTCAGCAAACCTCTTGGATATCTCCAATGGTTCTTTTTCTTCTGCTTCCTGTTCCCTTAATCTCAACCTTGAACGTATTTCATCTTCGGGTAGTCTTTCACCTTCAAAGGTTCCCTGCCTGGCATCTAACCTGATATTACCCCTTATCTGATTCAGGGACTCCTCAAGCTGTGAGATTTGCACACCCATGATATCTTTCAGGTTAGCAGGGGCATTTGCCATCTGCCGTTTGAGGGTATTAATAGCCGTCATTCCGGCGTTAGCCTGCTCTTCAGGAGTTCCACCAGCATTGAGAGGCAGTCGCCCACGCTGTTCAATACCAGCTTGAGTTAATTGTTCTGCTGTCTGGATGTCTTGCTGTGTCTCTCTTGCTTTAAGCTCGGCGGCTTTCTGCGCTTCGGCAGGGAGGGAAGTCCAATACCTTTCAACATCGTTTAGCACTTCGGAAGGTAAGTCCTGAAGAGTATGTACCATTCCTTCCCATCTACCCTGTCCATCAAGGCGGTCTATCATGTCAGCCCATATCAGGTCGGCTTCAGCTTCCGCAATAAAACCCTGCTCCATCTGAGCCACTAAGTAAGCACCAAGACGGTCAAGCCATGCTTCAGCAGCCTTATCCTCGGTAGTTCTTTCTTCTGGTTCAGCCATTGCTTTTTCTCCTCAGATAATCATCCGTAATACCGTTCCAGTAGTCGGTAGAACTCATACCCCACCCTACTAATCTAGGCTTACGGTTAGGTTGTATCCCAGGCTGTGGGGGTCTGGGCTGTTTATTGAGCAACTGCCGGTTTCTCTGGAAGTGGTAGGGTTCTTCACCCCTTGTCAGGCGAGCCATCCGGTAATCTCTGGGATTAAGCACTTCACCAGGCATTATCCTGCTCCCATTGCCGGTGGTGATTGCCCACCTGCGACTGTCTGTCTTTCCTGTTCATCCATCAAGTCCATTTTTGAAACCAGCTTAGAGGCCTCGAATCTGTAACCCATTTCTACCAGAACGTCAACCGCCTCTCTCATTATCCCTTCAGGGCTATACTCGTAAGCCTCCAGTGCCAGCAGCCGTCTTATCAGTCTGGTATCATCTATCTTCAGGATATTCTCCCAGACCCACGTTTTCGGCAGCCCGAGGTCTATCAGCATTTGTGCTACCTGCGCGGTATCAAGCTGTGTCCACGGAGACTGCGCATTAAACTCAACTTTTATCGTATGTGGTTTTTTCAAATCAACGGGGGTAACTTTAGTCTCAAAATACTTTTTCTTTACCTCGTATTTCACATCAACCTTGATATCGGAGTCAACCAGTTGCTCCTCGATATGACGGCATATCTCCTCGTAAAAGTAGTTGAGGTTCTTTATTTGCGGATTGAATATCTTTTTGCCCTGCTCCTGTACCAGATTATAAAGTGTGCCGGAGGGGGGTTGTGGGCCTGTCGGTATATTAGGGAGCATCGCCCTTTCCTTTTGCTGACTGAGCATCCCCAGTAGCCCTGCCACCGCCGGTGATATGTCTTTCATAGGAGCTTCTTTTAATTCATTGTGGCCCATCGGAAGGTTTTTCACATATTCAGCAAGGTAAACGGTTGATGTCAGCTGCTCCCCTTGATCATCGAAGTAATTGATAACAGGTTGTTTAGCCAGTAGATTGGCATGAGTGGCTACTACGGAGGCAACCCTGTTCCATGTCTTGTTAATCTCTCTGGCAGGCGCAAAAATACTGTCGCCGTAACCTGCAGCCATCTCCGTACTGTCTAAACTTGACGAAGCCAGGGGGGGGCGGGTTGCTACCGGCACGATAATCTGTGGGAAAGAACGCATTTTATATTTTGCCGGTTTTTTAACGAATTTACTCCCGTTCACCACGACATTTTCAAATACACCATAATCAATCTGCCGCCAGTAGTCTATCACCTCGTTATTGTTTTTCTCCCCTTCGGTATATCCCCACTCGCTTTTCAGGCTTTCCCCTGACCTGTAGGTCGTATATCCCGTCCATGAAAGCCCGTCAGCGCAGGTTTCAAATGCCAGCCAGCGCGGGTCTTGGGGTAAGATATCAAATATCACATCCCCTCTTTTTGTCTTATACACCAACACCCGGGCAGAAACCCAGCCCCTATTGATAGAGAACCACGCGGTACTGTCAATAAGCACAGGCACAACCTGTTTCCGCAACCGCCTGTCCGCCATATCAAGGGCAAAGCGCATCAACCGTTCCAGTTTGCCAATGTCATCCCTTTTATCCTCTCCTTCCTGCTCCGCCATTCTTACCATTATCTGCATTTCAGCGGATGTCAAAGTAGATTGCACCTGGTCGGAAAAGGTACGGAGGTCGTTGGATATAACATGAATATCATTATCCCTTTTGGTGGGGGATATGGATTTATATTTGCCACGGTCATAGTCCATAGTAGATGACGTTTCCTGCATATCCCAAATCTCATAGTCATCATCCATCCTGGTAAACCGGGATTCGAACTCCTGCATTTTGGCATTTACTTTAGCCTTTATTTCAGATGCGCTTTCAGCCATAATATTTACCTCTTTTAATCAACCCTGACACCGTTGATATAGCCGCCTGCTTTTTTTACTGTCGGTATATATTTCGGACTTAGAATGGTCGCCAGGTAACGGAAACAAGCGAGAAGATGATACTTGGCTTCATTGTCTACCTTGTTTGTTGGTTGCTTTTCATTATCCAGTACCCACATACAGTTTGAAATCTGTCCTAAAAAGCGGTACAAGTCTTCAAAGGCAAAAAACTGGTTCTGCCCGATAATCGCCAGTGCCCTGTCAATCTGCAAATTAACCCTTGTTATCGTTGGCGCTTCAATGTACCACTTCAAGTTCCGGTATAATTGCCGTGTCTCTTCCTCAGTAGTAACATTCCCACCCACGGCTCTTGAGAGTTTTTTCTCCCCCAATGTATCCCTGAACGTATCAATATGCTGTTGTGCATCAAAACCAGCACCGGGGCAATACTCATAGAACGCGACATAATCTCCATACCTCATATAAGAAGGGGCATTAGGTGGTAACGGTAATCTGACCTGAGCCACGAATAGCGCCGCAGGGTTAGCTGTGCCGAAGTCATGCCCTGAAAACACCGGCCAGTTATCCGGTATCGTGAATCTCTTTATCTTACAGAGGGAATCATCAAATTTACCGTAGACCAGCCAGGAATCCTCTATCTCATCATCTTCCGCCATAATCTCACGGCGGTAGCTGTCAACCGACATATCCCCAACAATCTCACCTAACGCCTCATGGCTCAATGAAGGATTATCAAGTGACGTAGCGTGGAATGTCTCCCATCTTCCTGTAACGTCCAGTGCCGCTTTCTTGAACAACTTGGAAGCATGCCGCGGGTCCTTGGCTTTACTGACCCCTTCGCTCTGTAATGATGGCGGGGTGAAAATAAATATCGCTGTCCCATCGGAGAGAAGGAGCATAGGGGCACCGACAGATGTCCATGTATCCTCATTCATCAACTGGTACTCTTCAAGTATCAATACTTCCCAGTTACCACCACGGAGAGAATTAGCGTTCCAAGCCGTCTTTGCCTTCAGAACGATATTCGTCCCGATGACCTCTATCGTCTGCTCGCTTTCATCTTTCTTGAACGCACCTGCATCTATCCCAGGTCTTAACGCCTCCACCACTTCATACCAGAACATATCTGTCTGTTCTTTGGTCGGTGCCGCATACAATACCCGCTTCTGCCCAGTCTTCCCAGTGTTATCACAATCGTTACACCCTTCACCCAAACAGTTCCAGCAAACACCCATAAACGCCAGGGCCGCTTTAATCGAAACGCCGAATGTCTTACCACTCTGTCGGCCGGCCTTTACTACCTGCCGTTTCTTAATGGACTTAACGAAGTTCGTCTGCCACTCGCTGTTCGGCTTCGGTATGTTAATACCTACCTTGGCGACTTCAACCTCTTCAGCTAATGGGGTTGTTGTCATGCATAATCTCCAGGCCCCTTTGACGGCACCAACGGGCGCTTCTCCTCCGGCTTACCGCCTTCACCCCATCCCATCGCATCAATAATCCTCGCATCAGGGTTTCTAGTGGGGTCTAGCCTAACCTTCCCATGACTTGACTTTTCGTATTCATCTCGTAAGGTGAGATACTTGCGAGCTTTAACCGGTGTGATATCTAAAGCATTTGCCAGGTTAATTGATTCACTGTATCCGTCCATTTACTACTCCTTTAATTAACCGGAAAGCTGAGTGAAAGCACCCCATTAAGGAATGCACCTTTTACCTTATCGCACAAACACTCTTTACATTTGGGGCAGATATGGGAGCGACACGTTTCACATCTCTTTGCTTCATCCTCCCCAAACTCAAAGCCGCATGAACGGCACCTTAGAACCTCATCCATCAAGGCCATCTATCCCTCCACTAACTGCTTGAGGGATTCCTTCGCCATTTGAAATCCCGCATAGAAAGCCGTTTTGTCTTTGGCAATAATTACTGGTGGCTCAAGTGAGTCAATTAAGTCGTTGGTATCCTTGAGGTCTTGCTGGTGTTGGGCTTGAGCTATGTAGTTCCTGAATGGCATACTGTCTCCAAGCATAGGGTTGTTTGTATATTCTACTTGTAGTTTTAGTATCTCTTCATCATTTAGTATTCTCATATCTCCTCCTTGACCAATGGCTCCTCTAAGTACGCCTCTATCGAATCACAATCAGAGGTCATGCGCCTATCATCAAATTCCTCACAGCCACAGGCATAGCACTTGACCTGATTCTTTTTATTCGGCCTTAAACAGTTGGTGCAAACTTTGATATCTAATTGCATTTCGCACCCCCTTATACTGCCTGTCTATGAACTCCAATACCGAACATAACGGCATCAGCACTATCCACAACCACCACCATTTTAGTTGATCCCGAACAGGTGCCTCTATCTCCGCAGCGTTAGCCCACTGTAAGATAGGATTCTTACACAGCCATATCCATCTCTGTAATTCACTCACCCACGGTAAGGCATCCCTCATGTGATCGGGCATACCAAGCAGCACCCTGTCCGTTATCACTACCCGCGATATCCCCCGAAAGGTTTTAAGTATCATTCTTCCCCCTATTTAATACTCGATACG